GCCCAAGAAAATTTAACAGATACAGTATATGAGGCAATAAAGCGATGTTATGAAAACACTAACACTTAAACCAAAATACAGTTTTGAGGAAGCAAAGAAACGGTCAGGTGAATGGATTACTGAAGATGATTTCAGTATATTGATTGAGGAAGATTGCGATGCTTATGATGAAGAAGGCAACCCACTTTTCTTTTTTAGAAAGAATGCCATACCAACCAATCTATGTCGTGATGCTTACTATGTGCTTCGTCATGCAGCCACTCCTACAAACAATAGAGGTGCAGCCGGTGGCATCATATCTGATGAAACAAAAAAAGATTGGGATATCGGAGACATCACAAAAGTCAGAGTAAAACTGCTTAAGAAAGATGGCACACTTTCCAATACCAATAGAGCCAATACGGTCAACTCAGGCATTGTAGGATATTTTGACAGAAATGTTAGATTTCCGTATTGCAGACAAACAGCATGGACTGAAAAAAACTTTGACCAGTTTAGAGACGCATATCCATATATTAAATACATAGACAAACTTTTTGAAGAAGCCTGTCCGGAAAGATACCGTGCACAGAAAGCTATGGCAGATAAAACATCCGATGATTTTGTTATTGGTGATACGGCTTTCACAACTGTGACAGTAAATAAAAATTTCAGGACTGCACTTCATACTGATGCAGGAGATTACAAAGGTGGACTGGGTAATTTAGCAGTATTGGAGGCCGGTAAGTATGAGGGTGGTTATACAGCCATACCAAGATATGATGTTGGCTTCAATGTTAGATCTGGAGATGTCTGTTTCTTTAATGTGCATGAGTTTCATGGCAATACAGAACTAAAATCAAAACTTGCCTATGAAAGAATCAGTATTGTGTGTTATTACCGTGAGAATATGTTTCATTGTCTTGATGCCGAGAAGGAGTTTGAACGAGCAAAGGCGAGAGAGAAAGGTGATGCATTAACTTAATTTATGGGTAAAAATAGAAATCTTAAACATCATAATGATTGGCAAACACCACCAGAGTTTTATGAGCAGTTAGATAAAGAGTTCAATTTTGATTTTGACCCATGTCCGTTACACGCAGACTTTGATGGACTTACAATAGAATGGGGACAAAGAAACTTTATCAATCCACCATATAGTCGTAAACTCAAAGAGGCTTTTGTAAAAAAAGGCATTCAAGAATCTAAGTTTGGCAAGTTATGTGTATTCATTCTGCCTGTAAGCACAAGCACAGAGTTATTTCATGATTATATTCAACCTAATGCTAAAGATATTAGATTTGTGCGTGGCCGTTTGAAGTTTAAAGGTTTAAATGGATCCGGTCATATAGAGACCAAAGGTACTGGTATGCATGATTCTATGATTGTTATATTCGGAGAATGATATGTGTGCAGTAATAGGTTTACATAGCAATGATTTCTTAGATATGAATATGCTTCGCAGTGTATTAGACCAGTCTATGATTAGAGGTAAACACGCAACAGGTATTGCTTACATAGATGACGGACTTATCAAGTGGAAGATACTCCCAACTCATGCAAAAGATTTCGTATTACCTGATATACAAACGAAACAATTGATTGCTCATTGTCGTTATAGCACTTCCGATTTGGACTGGAATCAGCCAATGTATAGTCAAGAGCATCAGGTAGCACTTGTTCACAACGGAGTCATCACACAAGCATCTCCTGAATCTTGGCCTGAGACTTATGGTTATGACTTTGCCACAAAATGCGATAGTGAGATTGCTATGCGTATGTGGATAGATGATAAACACCCACTTGAGTTAGGTGAGGATAGTTCCATGTCCTGTGTAGTATTAGACAATAGAGCTAACAAACCTTATATGCATTTTTTTAGAAACAACCAACGACCTTTATATTATGCCGTGCAATCAAACACAACAATAGTTGCATCAACAAGAGATATTATGATGAGATCTGGCATCACTCCTGACACAATCAGAAAAACTGATATGTGCAAGTCTTATAAAATCTCTGACGCACAAATTACTTATTCGGAGATTAATCTTGCCACTGAAGACTTACAATGAAGAACAGATAGCAGAACTGCTCTCAAAACAACCAGAGGGCCGTTACACTAAGTTTTTTAGACAGGCCCATAGTCTTTGGACTAGATTTAAAAATTACTCTAAGAATCCACCATTTGTTTATTTTGATAAAGGCCGTGAGGTTGCACTTATTTATTCAACATTAAGCAAAAAAACTGGTTATACAAACCTGTATGAGATTTTTACTCTTGAAGGCCAGTCTGGTAGAGGATATGGAAGTATTATTTGGGCAATATGGCAAACTCAAATGTGGGCATCAGGTGCAGAAAGAATGAAACTATCATGCACACCAGACTCAATAGGATTTCACATGAAGAACGGTCTAGTATTTTGGTCAGTTGATAAGTCTGGAAGTTTAAGGTCAGACCAACCAATTATGCAAGATGTTCAAAAACAAAAGATATTCAGAGAAAAAGCAATCACAGATCCAAGTATTGCACTGCCATCACAGAAAGTTCGTGACAGATTAAAGAAAGAAGATATTGAAAACTTAGATTTATCACAGAAAAAACTTATACAAACTTACGAGGCAATACAAAAGACAGGTGATTTTTGGTTGCGTAAACATTTATGAAAGACCTAAGACATAAAGACAGTAGAAAAGATGCATTCATAGAATGGGCCTGTTGGTCTTTAACTTACAAAGATTGCGATCCGGCTCTTTGGTTGCTCAATTATTTGTTTGATAGATATGAACATAATCTTGAGCAAAAATATTGGATTGCTTGGATATATGGAACGACATATCACTTACCAACAGCATGGATTATATGGAATGAGTTTCCAGACTTTGAGTTGGTTGATTTAGATCGTATTAAAGATTGGAATGATAAAAACTATAAAAGACTAAGATACCAAACAGATACAAAGTGGAATAAAGGTCATTTACCGGCACAATACGAGAGTTATCACAAATGGGTGCATTATAAGAATCCAACAGGTAAACAAAGAGATAAATTTAGCAAGTTCACATCTTTTGCAGATGCTTGGAATAATATTGCAACATTACACAAGTTTGGAAGATATAGCACATGGTTTTATATGCAAACTTTAAAAGATTGTGTTGGTGTTCCGTTTGAGCCGTCAAATTTACTCCTGAGTGATTATTCAGGATCCAGAAGCCACAGAAATGGTTTATGTTTTGCTATGGGCCTAGATGAATGGGTTGACAAAAAGTTATCAAGTCCGAATATAAGATTATTAGAAATGTATGGTTATCAATTGAGAGATGAGATAACCAGAAAAGGTTTTGATATGGATTTTTATGAAATGGAAACTCTTTTGTGTAGTTTCAAAAAGATATTCAGGACAAGTCATGGCCGTTATCTTGGCTATTATTTAGACAGACAAGCAGAAGAAATAAGTAAAGTTGAGGCTGATGGTTGGGCCGGTATAGATTGGGAAGTGTTTTGGGATGGCAGAAACGAAACATTGGAAAAGAAACTTTCAACAAGCAAAACAATACGCAAAGATTTATACACACATTTTTTAGATAAAGGTAATTTGAATTATGGCACGGTATAAAGCAGTAGCAATTGGTGGTGTTCCGGCCACAGGCAAATCAACACTTATGAAACAAATTATATCTACAAAAGGCACAAAAAGTCTGACCTCTTGGAAATATGGATTGATCAATGGTTATTTGTTAGATGATGTTTGTGTCATAGGAACTTATCCTGCTAACGAGACTTTTGGTGGTACGGATCGTCTATCAATGGCATCACCAGTAGATATGATGAAGTTTATGGATTTTAATAAATATAGTTTTATCTTTGAGTGTGACAGATTGTTCACAAAGAAAATACTTACCAAAGCAAGTAAGTTGTTTGATTTAAAAATTATCATATTAGAGCAATCTGATGAGACATTAAAAGAAAGACATATATTGCGTGGCGACACACAATCAGAGAAGTTTTTAAAGGGCCGTAAAACAAAGATACAAAATATCAAAGAAGATGAGGCAGTCAAAGATTTAATACAGTTATATACACTTGAGGAATTCAAAGACACTGACCACCTCACAAAAGAAATTATCAGTTATCTTTGGTGAAGTCAATAGCATCCCAATCTCCAATACTTTCAAATGGTTTGAACTTCTTTGTCTCTAAATCATATATAAACTTGGCTTGACCTATTTGCCCATACAAATCTTGCTCTCTGATTTTTCTAGTTATGACTGATGTTGTTTCATCACCACCGTTTGTTGGATCT